TGCATTTGCTCTCATTGTCACGACCAGGCTCTTTCTCTTTTTTACACGCGCTACAATAAATACTCCTTCCCAATTTATTTCTCCGCTAATATGAGGCATAATAATTGTACCTCATATTAGCATTGAAGCAAATTATAAGGGAAAAACGAGCCGCATTGAGTTCTCGGCGACCAAACTGCTCCCCCATATACAATCACGGACGTAGGCACGATTATTAAGCCCAAACTGCGATCCGAAATAGTGGCGTATACTCGCGCCTGAATCAGGATCAGTCATGTTGCTGGTCGTGAAAGGAGACTCGTCAGGCAGTCGTGGCATAGCCAGATAGAACTGGTCACCGGACATCAAGCAGCCTGCTCTATGCGAAGGCAATACAGTAACTGTCATACCAGCAGCAATTGCGTTGTTCAAGTTTTGGTTCTGATTTTGCGCCCAAACCAAGCCCACGCCGTTGATTGTCTGAATAGACACAGTAACCGCGTTAGCCGCACTGGTCGCATCAGCAATCGCGCGAAACTGTACGGGTTGCTGTGTGGGTGTGTGACCGATAAAAGTCAGGAAGCGCATGTTAGGCTGGCCTGATACACCATCATTGAACTGTAGCAAGTCACCCGCTTTAATAGCGTCAACGTTTGCACCAACCGATGCATCAGTGCTGAATGTGATTTGAGTCACGTTAGCGCCTGTTGGATCGTTAGTTGATACAACAGTCAGCACGTTTGCAGGGGCTGCGGCATTACCCACGTCACCAGCCACATGAATTGGCAGAAGGTTAGACTCATACCAGTCAGTGTTTGAGAATGGGCCTAGTTCCCACTTCATAGCCAACTCGTTGTTACGGTTGATTGCGAACTGGTTTAACCCGCTGTTAACGATTGCAGGGATGTTGGCAACTGGCAAGATCCCCATTTTGGCGTGAGTTGCTGAGCCAAAGTCTTCGAAGTTAGCGACGGATTGTGCCAATTGACCAAAGCTGTTGATGGGGCTAACGCCATCACCGTAAAAACGGAAAGGGCCGCTGTTGACTTGGGCCGTTCCAAAGCTTGCGTTCTGTGGGTCATTAATCACAACGCCAGAAATAAAGTTTTTGAGAATATCGCGCTCAACCAGTGTTCCAAGCTCTTTAATAGCCGCCATCCCGAACCTGTCCATGTACTCACGAACTTCAAAGATGAATTGTTGATCGGTATAACCCGCTGACACGTTAGCCGCCTGGCTACAAGTCAATGACTGCACACGTTGCACAGATTGTTGTTGGGTGATTTGCAAACCGTTATAAGAAATATAGCGGGGTGTAGTGTCAAAAGTCACTGTGTCGCCAAGGTTTGCAGTTAAATCATTAAAGTTTTTGAATTTCTTGTTTGACAGATCAATCATGCAAAAACTATTTAAAAGCCATCCAAGCTCGGCTCTCTGATAGGTTTGTACGGTCTGCAAAGTATTAGTAGGTGTAGGCATGTTGTAACACTCCAAAAAAGGTGAATTTTTTGAATGACAGCGTTACAACACCGGTGAGGGTACTACCTGAACATTTGTCTAAACTTAGTCACCGACATTGCGCCGTCATCCACTCCAGCACTTGTCGAAGGTTTAAGTTGTGACATTGGATCTTGAGCCTGTGCTTCTTCTGCCAAAGCCTGTTGATTAGTTCTAATCGAGTTGCTTAAGTCCATCAGTTTCTTTTGAGCCAGTTTCGGTTGCGTATACGATAAAAGAATAATGCTAGACATCTTTTCAGGATTGTCTACCAACTCCTTCATAATATCGCCCGTGTTCTCTAGCTCATTAGCCATCTGAACTACATTAGCTAACGTCGAATAATCCAAATCATTAAGCTTTGCCTCTAACCCAGGGTATTTTGCCTCTGCCGCCTGCATCTTAGACACAAACGAATCAACCGTTTGCTGCGTTCGTTGCTGCTGCAATTGCTGTTGCATCTGCTCTTGCAACATTTGCGGCGCTTTCTCAGCGATCAACCGCTCAATATCTGCCTGCGACATTTGCTGCATCCCACCAATATTTTGCGCTTGCTGGGGTTGCTGCATTTGTTGCTCTGGCGCTTGTTGCGGCGCTTGCTGTTCTTGTAAAGCCATTACTGCCTCCTGTTTGCCTTTTTCATACGCTTTAGTGCGCTCCCTTTCGACTATCTTTGACACCAAATCTCGCGATAATGGCGCTTGTTCATCTACGGGTTCCGCATTAAGAGCAGGCGAATCAGGTGGTAGTTCACCCTGAATTTCAGTCTCAAGTTCAATCGTCATCTTATCCCTTCATTTGACTTTTTTCGGTGTCACCGTGATAGACAATGCTTATCGCGCAAAGATTCGGCCAGGTTGTCGTGTGGCGACGTAATAACTGAATTGTCACATTAGTACTGTATCTAGTCAATAGTGGCAATTGTGGTCAGCACTTCTTCTTTTTGGATTTCCCAGCTTTTGACATAGCAATCGCAATTGCTTGGTTCTTTGGTTTTCCAGCATTCATTTCCGTTTTAATGTTAGAAGACACAACGGCTTTTGACTTTCCTTTTTTCAATGGCATTTTAATCTCCTAACATGGCTCTTGTCGGTTATAAAGCTTCTCAACCACTTTCGCTTTCTCGTCGCGTGTAGCGCCTCTCATTTCTCTATGTACGGTTTGCATGACCTGTTGCTTGGTGAAGCCGTCGCGGTCTAATTTTGCAATGCCGCCATTGCGTTCGATGTCACTCAGTTTTAGTTTGTATTTAGTTGTCATTTTCTGCTCCTTTGCTTATTTCGCAATAATTTTTTTAAATAGAGGGTGTCTGCCTTTCTTAATACAATCATTAAGATTGTCCAAGTTAGTGCCTAAAAACAGGTGGGTTGGGTTGCTGCATATGGGGTTGTCGCATTTGTGACAAACAAACATTCCAGCGGGTATTTTGCCAAAATGTATTTCATAAGATACCCGATGCGCCCTAAGCATCCTGCCATTTAATTTAAATCTTAATTGCCCATACCCATCAGTCAATGCTCCATTCCATCCCCAGCACTCATTGTCATTATTTTTTATGACTTGATTTTCCCATGCTTCTTCTGGTGTCTTATATAGACCGCTTCTTTCATGGTTGATGTCACCATGGTATTTAATTCTTAGATAGTGCTTGTTGCAATAGCCTTTCCCATAATATTTATCCAAACATCCGTCTACCGTGCATTTCTTTTTTTTAAAATATACATTTGGATCGCCATGTCTTTTAAACCTTTGATAATGTTTATCGCAAAATCCATGGCCTTTTACTTTTGAACAACACCCTTCAATAACACATATTTTCATATTGATCCCTTATCAACCCCTATTAGTAACTAAGGCAATGCAACTAGGGTTGTTGCTTTTCGACTGGCCGGTCTATGCCTTAGTTTTTATATTTTAATCTTTTTCTTTGTTCTTCGCTTCGTCTAATTTCCTGTGTTCCAGATTCAAATGATGATAGTCCATTTGTTTATCATGTTCTCTTGACTGTATTTCTGCTATTTTTGTAGCGGAGTCAAGCGCATGAGTCTCCAAAGAAGTTTGAGCTTTTTCAAGCTGAACCGCAGAATCAATTTGAGCTTGAGACACCTTTGCTTCCGCTTCCATAACCTTGCTGTCTACTAAAATCTTCTCATTGGCCAACTTAGCTATTTGTATTTGATTGTCAAATTCACGCTGCTGATTATCAAGCTGCATTTGTTGTCCTTCAAGCTGCACTTTCATTTGATCAACCTGAGCCTTAATCATTCTTGGATCGTTCATCATCATTTTTTCTTGCATTTGTTGTGCCTGCTCTTGTTGCTTCGCCCGCTTTTGGCTCCACCTCTCCACTGCCTCTGGTAGCGCATCTGCTCCATAGATGTTCAGGTTCTTAACGAGAATGTTAAGACCACCATCCTCATCGGAGAAAAATTGACCTAGAGTTTCATTTGCCCTTGTTAAAGCTATTATCTGGTCAACTGCCGCGGATTTTTGCACTTGGAAATTAACGCCTGCCTCAATCTGTACCTTGATAGCCTTCTCGTCATAATCAAGCTTCGGCGCATCTTTGGGATTTATTTGCTGGTAAGACTTGTCACCCGCAACATTAACCAC